TATATGGAATTAATAAGAGCTTGGAGTAACAGTAATGATAGTTAAGGTTTGGGATGTTTTAGAAGGACCAATAGCTGTATCAGATCTAGATGATGAAGCTCCAGAAGGAGCTAACTATGTTATGGTTTGTAGAGCAGAAATTGATGGTGTTATGGCAGACGATAATTTTTGGTTCGAAGATTTTGATGATGCCTACGAGTGGGAATCACATTTTAAGAAAAGCATTGAGCCATTAGTTATTGACATGGACTCATACGATGCGTATAACTAGGGGTTCGTCATGAAGTTTGAAATTAATATTTTATTACACGTAGATCCAGAGGCAAACTTTTTAGAAACCTTTGGTGACAACACAGATGTGATAGCTGAGTTAGTAAGAAACTATTTGTACGACATAGATGACACAACAGTATTAGATTGCGAGGTAAAAAGCGATGAGTAACCCACACATAGAAGCCTTTGAGTTCTTTGACTCTGGTCAGATGAATGATTACCAAAGAGCAGCATCAAGCACTGCTATCTACAAACAAGAACACGCAGTAATTTACCCTGCGCTGGGCTTGGCAGCAGAGGCAGGTGAGGTTGCAAACAAAGTTAAAAAGATAATGCGTGACAAAAACTTTGATCGTGAAGCTATTGCAGATGAGTTGGGTGATTGCCTGTGGTATATAGCCGCATTGTGTCGTGATCTAAATACTGATATGGAAGATATAGCTAACAACAATATTAAGAAACTTAAAGACAGACAGCAGCGTGGTGTACTATCGGGGTCTGGTGATAAACGATGACTCCAAGAGAAGAAGCAGAGCTGGAGGCAAAACGTACTTACGAACAGTTTATACTCTGGACTAAACGAACAGTCTACATAACTATATTTGGATTACTTGTCGTGGTAGTTGGTTGTAATAACGGAGTAGAAACAGGTAAGGGTGCAACGGGTAGTAAATATAATGGTGAAGTTTATGCACCTACAAATATAGGAGAGGATTAATGAATAATTATTTACCGACTGACTATCAGTCATTTATACACAAGTCACGGTATGCAAAATACTTTGACGACAAAGGTCGAGAGTCTTGGCCAGAAACAGTAGATCGTTACATGAAAAATGTAGCGATGCCTTTGCTTACAGATACAAATGAATTTAAAGATGCTATCTACGATGAGCTTGAGACAGCTATTCTTAGCTTGGAAATTATGCCAAGTATGAGAGCTATGATGACAGCTGGACCTGCACTGTCTCGTGATAATACAGCAGGGTACAACTGTTCTTACCTACCTGTAGATGATCCTAAATCTTTTGACGAGGCTATGTTTATTTTGCTCTGTGGTACTGGTGTAGGCTTTAGTGTTGAGCGTCAATACATTCAGAAGTTGCCAGAAGTTCCAGAGCTATTGTTTCCATCAGAAACTACAATCGTAGTTAAAGATAGCAAAGAAGGTTGGGCAAAAGCTTATCGTCAACTACTAGCTTTACTTTGGTCTGGCGAGATCCCTCAGTGGGACATCGGTCTTGTGCGTCCTGCTGGCTCACGACTAAAAACATTTGGTGGTCGAGCATCAGGCCCAGCGCCATTGGTTGAGTTGTTTAACTTTACAATTAATACATTTAAAAATGCACAGGGTCGTAGACTGTCGTCTATGGAGTGTCATGACCTGATGTGTTTTATTGGTCAGATTGTTGTTGTAGGTGGCGTAAGACGTAGTGCTATGATCAGCTTGTCTAACTTGTCTGATGATCGTATGCGTCATGCAAAGTCTGGCCAGTGGTGGGAAACTGCAGCTCATCGTGCACTAGCTAACAACTCTGTAGCCTATACAGAAAAGCCTGACGTTGAAACGTTTATGCGTGAGTGGCTGGCTCTTGTGGAGTCTAAGTCAGGAGAACGAGGAGTATTTAACCGTGAAGCATCTAAGAAACAAGCTGCAAAATATAACAGACGTGATCCTAACCATGAGTTCGGAACTAATCCTTGCAGTGAAATTATCTTACGGCCTTATCAGTTCTGTAATCTTACAGAGGTTGTTGTACGTGCAGCAGATTCTCTTGAAGACCTTAAGCGTAAAGTCCGCCTTGCAACTATACTTGGAACAATACAATCAACCTACACCAAGTTTCCGTATTTGCGAAAGGTGTGGCAACGAAATACCGAAGAAGAACGATTGCTCGGTGTGTCTCTCACAGGGATAATGGACAATCCATTAATGACATTAGAGAATAAGAAACTAGATGAAACACTTGATGAACTTCGTGCTGTGGCTGTTGATACAAACGCTGAGTGGTCTAATAAATTTGGTATTCCTATGTCTACTAGTATTAGTTGTGTAAAACCTAGCGGCACTGTATCACAACTTGTTGACTCAGCCAGTGGAATCCATGCCCGTCACTCACCTTATTACATTAGAACCGTTAGAGGAGACAACAAAGATCCCCTAACACAGTTCATGAAGGATCAACGTATTCCTAATGAGCCATGTGTATTTAAGGGTGATACAACTACAGTGTTTAGCTTTCCACAAAAGTCACCAGACAATGCAGTAACTCGTAATGATATGACAGCAATCGAGCAGCTTAAGTTGTGGCTTACCTATCAACGTCATTGGTGCGAGCATAAACCTAGTGTAACTATATCAGTGCGTGATGATGAGTGGTTGGCTGTAGGTGCATTTGTTTATGAGCACTTTGATGAGATGTCTGGTGTATCATTCTTGCCACACTCTGATCACACTTATCAACAAGCACCTTATCAAGATTGTGGTAAGCATGACTACGAATATTTATTGTCATGTATGCCAGACAGTATTGACTGGTCTAAGTTGTCAGAGTATGAAAATGAAGACAACACTGTTGCAATGCAAACAATGGCATGTACTGGAGATGCATGTGAAATAGTGGACATAACATAATGTGGGTAATGATAACTAGAGATCACTGCAGTTTTTGTGATGATGCAAAGGCACTCTTAAAGAGTGCTGGAGCATCCTGCACTGAGTATAATATTGAATCACAAAGTAGTAAATGGGTATTGTCTTTGTTAAAAAAGTCTAGTATAAATACCGTACCCCAAATATTCAAACCCGATGGAACACACCTTGGTGGACTATTGGAATTAAAGGAGTATCTTTCAGATGCAGACAGCTAAAACAAAATACACAAGTTCTTTTCAAGAAGGTACGGTAGCTGAACAAGAGTTTGCCGATTTACGACAAGATAATTTTATACGGAGGGCTACTCGCACAGAAGATATTAATGAACACTGGGACGTATTGGATAAAGAGTTTGGAAAGGTAGACATCAAAGCAGGTAAACGAAAGTATCGTGGTGGTCCTATTGATTACTCAATACATTGGTGGGAGTTTAAGAATGTTGTGGGTAAGCCAGGATGGGGTTCACCTAACAAAGAAAAAAGATTTATTGCTTTTAGATTAGAAGATAAATTTATTCTTGTCGATCCTAACAAAGTAAATAATATACTAGAAGAAAAATGTACTGAACACTATAGGGGTATATGGGGTTTAAACACTAGGCCAGGACGACACGATCTTGCAGCAATGATACCAGTAGACTTTTTACTGGAGCATACTGAACATACGGTGGAGGTACAATGATTGCAGACGAATACCTAAAGGAACAAAAGTCTTTGTTTCCTGACCTTGATAACGTAAATAACCCTGCTCATTACGGGCAGGGTCAGATAGAGTGTATAAATTATATAAAAGATTTTTTAACTGATGAAGAATATACTGGTTATCTCAGGGGTAACATTGCTAAATACTTACACCGATGGAGATATAAAAATGGTATAGAAGATCTAAAGAAAGCCCGATGGTATCTTGAGGCTTTGATACAGCAGCAGTCAAGGAAGTAATATGGAAGTAAAGAAACCTAGAGGTAGGCCACCTAAAGTAAATAATTTATTGGAAGAAGCTCGTCAGTTTAAACAAAATAAAAAGCCGCCCGATAAACCAATGACAGCACGAATATACCTAGCAGGACAAGCTCTTGCAGGACTACTGGCTAATCAGCCAGGTTATGCTAGGTTCGAAGACATAAGAAGAGAAGCTTATGAATGGGCAGATAAGATGTTAGAAGAGGGGTCGTAAGACCCCTTTACTTTGACAGATACCTAGAGGCACCTACATCTGATGGGGTCTGTAAAAGCTTAAGGCTATCTACAGTGTCCAGATAGTTTTGTATTAAAAAGAGTTGCCCACGATTTAGATCTCCAAGATCACTGCCATCTTCAAAGTTTAGTTCTTCGATAGCATCATTAAGATCATCTCTCGTATATTTTTGACTAAGTTGATATTGTAAATCTATAGT